CGCGGCGTGCCCAGGTTCTTCAGGTGGACGGTGTGCTTTGGCTTACTCATCAATCATCGCTCCTGACATTTCTTCGATCTGTTCCGGGGTAAGCGTTGGCCAGTAATGCTCTGCGATATACCGACAAAACCCCTTTATCACTTCGTGAAACTCGCCTTGATCCATCGACTCATAGCTCAGGCTTCGAGGGATCAGGTGCAGGCACTTTCCGTAGCCCGGGACCACTATCCCCATTTCCTCGCAGCCAACCCTGGCTTCCAGCTGTAGGCGCTTGAGCACCTTGTGAGGTTCGATTCCCTCAAAGGCTTCAATGTTCTCTGCGCACAGCTCGCCCAGCGCATGGGCCAGGCGGTGGAAGCCGGGATTTCGCGGCTTCCGGATCTCCACAAACACCAGATCACCGGTGCTGTACTTTCGATCACGCAGGCGTAGCTGGGTTGAGCGGTCTGCCGGAATGAAGCCTCCCGGCCGAACTCGCAGGGCGAAGCGTTCAGCGCGCTTGGCCATCGGTGTTACCTCTGGTGCGTGCCTTCAACACCTCGCGCCATCCGGTCGCGGGTTCGCTTTTGCAGCCACAACTGAGCCTCTTGCAGCTTGGTCAGTACTATCGCGTTTTCTCGGGAGGCATAGGGGCCAGACTGAAACCCCTCAAGCCGGTCTATCAGGATTGCCAACAGGGCCTCATGCGTCAGGCCGTTAACCCCGACTTCGTTGATGGGGCCGTTCTGGAACAACACCTCAATGCCTTGGTAAATTCCGGAGTCTTCAGCATCAGCATTTCGGCTTTCATTTGAGCCCGTATCAAAGCCGAGAATTTCATAGCTGTGGCAGGCGCCACCGGAACCTGGCTCGTCCAGAACCTGGACTGTCAGGGTGTCGTTCGCTGGGTTTACTTTGTGTCCGTTTAGCTCTCTCATGTTTATTCACCTTTGCTTTTGGATTCGGTAATCACGCCCTGATGGGCGCAGCTTGCTTGTCTGCCTTGATCTTCACGATCACCACATCAACAGATGCGCCCTGGAACTGGTTTTCGTAAACCCGGGAATAGGTGTGGCTGAAGCCGGGCACAAGCTCCTTGCCCTTGGCGCTTGCTGGCAGAATGGCTACCAGAATACCGCCAGGGCGTAGCATGGTTGCCGCATGTTCGATATGGGCCTGCCACCGGCCTTGGCTGTAGGGCGGATTCATTACGATGCGATCAAAAACGCTACCCTCCGACCACTTGAGGAAGTCGGCTCGCTCGACGTGGAAGTTCTTTGCTTCCAGCACGCTGCAGTGCAGAGGGCTTACTTCCACGCAGGTGATGGCACACGGCCCCATGTTGTTCGCAAGGTTGCCAACTCCGGCAGAGGGCTCCAGGCAGCAATGCCAGGCATCAATCTCGGCCAGCTCCACCGCATCCCGGGCGATATGCTCCGGCGTCGGGTAAAACTGGTGGCTTTTCTGGTCCGGAATAACGCCGGTGCAGACGATTTCCTTGATCACCGGCTCTGGGTCGTAGTCAAACTGCCACCACTTGTAGCCAGGGAATCCGGCCGGTACCCCGCCCAGCAACTCCAACACCTGCTCGGTCTCGGCAATCAGGTGGTTGTCATCGACATGGGATTCAATGCGCACGGCGTTTTTCAGGATCTCAACGCGCTCACGCTCGCCGCGCTGGTGCACTCGACCAAGGCCGTGCAAGACCTTCAGCACCGCAAACGGCAAAGGCCGCTCCATCAGCGTGTACTCGCGCTTTTTCCGGGTCTTCGGTGCTGTACGGAACCGTGATGGAATCGCCGCCGGGTGCAGGTGAGCCAGCACTTCGTTCAGGCGCCAGGCCATGTCCGGGTGCACTTCAATATGGGCGTTTCCGTTCATGTAGCAGCGAATTCGAAGCGCTCCGCCGTCTACCGGCACCCACTCGCCTCGATAGTTGGCCCGGGCAATCTCAACCACCCGATTCGTAGCGTTCCAGTCCGGCTCATCGCGCCCCATGAATTTCGCAATCACTTGACGCAGGTCATTAATGTGCCCGGTCTGGGTGCGACCATACGCGCCCCAATCGTTGGTCACCCCGGTCAGGATCATGCGCTTGCCGAACCCTTCCGGCTGGTTGGTTACGTGAGTGCGACTCAGGGCCTGGAATATGCCGTCTACCTTCTCGGCGAGAAAGTCCATGCGGGCCGCCAGCAAGTCGGCCAGGGTGGCCCGCACGGCGCCTTCTTCAAACTCCGGGGTTTCGTGCTTGTGGATCAGTTCAAACCACTCTTCACGGCGCCTGGTAGGCATGAAATCCAGAACATCGGTCAGGTTCAGGGCCTGTTGCCAGTAGCTGGCATTCAGTGCGGCCAGGCCATTTTCCAGGGCAAAGCTCGGAGCGCCGCCGAATCGGTAGTTCTGCTTCCGGGCGGCGTCCTCGAAGTAGCCCAGGACAGAGCGGAAATCATCGCCAGAGACGAAATCAACCACACGCTCCATGCGCAGGCGCTCATTGCGGTACCGGCCAACCAGGCCATCCACCATGTCAGTGCTGGCCGGGGCGAAGAACTGGGATTCGGTCATGGGCTGGACTGCAGCATTCATGCAGCACCTCCCCGACCGTTTAGCTCAGCCAGGCACCCTTTGATCGCCTTGCGCCCAAATTCCCGCTTCTGCTTTGTTCGCCACTCCGGCTCTGGCAGTCCCTTTGGAAAGGGCTTGTGTGCCGGGTCTCGTTTCTTGTCATTCGCCAGGGCAAGAATCTGGGCAACGTCGGGAAAGCGAAAGCGCTCATCGCCATCGGCCAACATTTGCTTCAAGCGAGCCATGATCTTTTCCAGCTGCTCCATGGAAAACTCGCCCAGCGTCTTCGCCCATTCCCGCCGCATCATCCGAAGCTCTTCCGCATTGGAAAACAGGGTCTTGCACCGGCCCTTCCCGTAAATGGTCTGAATCCGCGCAAAAAACATCGTCGCCTTAGCCATTTCGTCCTCGGTGAAGCGAGACTCAGAAGTTGTCGATGGCGTAGCGCAAATCTGTTTGCTGTCGCGAGAGCTCTGCGTCAGCGTCTGCTCGATTACCTGCGTTACCTTTTCCATGACCTGCTCCTTTGCGGCTTTCGTTGCGCTGGGATGCCAGCGTTGCCCACTTGGTGCGGAGTTTTGCGGGGCTGAGAATGTTTGCGCACCAGAAGTGGTGCTGCTGAGTCCAGGCGAAGAGCGCCTTGATGGCCTCTGGCGGCCGGTTGTCGCGCTCACGCATCAGGCGGACGTCGTTTGCCCAGGTGAGCATGTTGCGATTGGCTGGAGCGTCTTGCCCAAGACGGGCGTCGATGGTGGCGGCCATGAGTTCGGCCAGCTCAAGATCAATCGCCTCGCCCCATTTGCGCCCGGATTTGCTCTGAACAACCGCGTTGGGCTTTTGGTTTTGCGGGGGAATTTCTGGTTCTGGATTCTGAGAGCGTCCTGAGCTTTGCTCGGACGAGTATTCCGAAGGAATACTATTAGTTTGTCTTTTGTCTTTTGTGTGTTCCGTATTTGGGCACAAGACTTGTTCCGTATTTGGGTACACTGTTCCCTTTTTGTCAGGGTGTGCCGTTTTACGGTTCACATTGCTCGGCTGAGGTGGCTTTGTGGCCTTCTCTTTCTGGATCCACTCGGCCGTATTGGTGTTGATTTTTAGCACGCCATAACCGGCGCCTTCCCGAACGAGAACGCGCTTTCTGATCAGGCTGTTTTTTGTGGTGTTGGCCTTCTCTCGGCTGACTCGCATCGCTTTCGCAAGCTGGGAGTCTGCAATGCGGTCCTTGCCCTTGTTGAAACCGAAGGTCTTGCGCTCGACAGCTCGAACCATCCGAGCTTCCAGTGACGTCAGAGGGAACCAGGCCAGCGCCTCCACAACCTCATTCACGGTTCTGGTGTAGCCGTCACTCAGGGCGGGCTTGTCATCGTCCATGGCCTGCCTCTGGCCGTGAAGCTGAATGACTGTTGCGCTCATGTCCGGGCCTCCCCGCCGTGCTTGAGCGACGCTCTGCACAGGTCGTCTTGTTGCCGCCTAAGGTCGAGCAGGTTTCGGAAGCTGTCAGGATCCCGGAGTGGTATGGCCTCATAGCTCGTTCGTGCCTTGCGCAGAGCCTGCCGGTGGATCCGGTTAATGTCGCGCCGTAGGCGCCACAGCCGAAATTGGCGTTTGCAGGCGTGTATAAAATTTTGCATAATGACCCCTCGTTATCGCGAGATAGCGTTTGTGATGAAAAGCCCCGGTTGATCCCTCCAGATCATTTCGCCGGGGCTTTTTTTTATGCCCTAAATTCGGGTGTATCCAGACTCAAACGCGCCAGCCGGTGACCAAGACTTGTACCCATCCGGGTAGACCACGTAATACCCGCCGACTTTGGGTTTGTGCTTCATCATGTACTCGGCGCTGACCTCAAATGGCGCGAAGCCATCTTCAGCCGGCGTGATGATTGCGCCGTATGAAGCTGCTGCTGAATTTCCTGAGCTGTCCGGGTTCGGCAACTCTTCAATCTTTCGGATCTTTAGCGCCCATACCCTTTTGTGGCTTTGGTATTTCGGCATTTCGCGTTCTGTGCTCATCGCTATTACCTTCTTTTGTTGGCTGTCGAACCCGTAGAAAGGGCCTCATTCAGAAGCCCTTTCCGGCTTCGTGCTCTTTCGAGCAATTTCGTTTAGCGGCTGTCGGCCCACGTATGCCGTTAGCGGCTACGCCGGCTGCACCCCCGGGCAGCACTTCCTTTGCATGGTCGGTATCCTTGCTTTCGCTAGTGACCTTGCAGACCGTTACTTTGCCGTTGGAACTGCCGCCACCAATCGCGTAATCCCCGCCGGGTGACGCTGACAATCGCTCATGCTCATTGCTGTTGGGCTGAGCGGGCTCAGAGTCGATTGCGTTGCCCGCAATCAATTCGGTGGAATCATCCACAGTCGAGAAGCCCGATTGTTCCGAGACTTCAACCGCTGGCACAGCGGCCAGCAGGAACAGCGCGATAGCAACGCAGACAATCGCCAGAAGGTTCTTCCAGGTAATCGCC